ACAATTTAATTAAGGAGTGGTATGGCGAAAACATTGGTGATACTAATATTACTGTTCGATGGAACCTTGGTAAAAGAGCGACTCGACTTCAGTCGACCGATGGAAGTGCACGAGTGTCTGATGTTTGCGGACGATCACAGAGAAACAATATCAAAATATGTTGATACAAAAGGCTGGGTGTTAAATGATGGTAGAGGTACTATTCAAGGTTTTATTTGCGAGTAGTACAATACTGCTTTTATACCTACCAATAATCTTATTACTATTAATGTGGAATAATGAAACACCTACCCCGTTAACTAACAAAGGGAAAAAAACGAAGTAGGTAAATGGTGAGAAGATGTCTCGCCATAACATAATTCTGCCACAATGTCAAATAGTGTTGAGTGGTGTGCAAACAAACCTAACATAAATGCCGTGTTTGTTAACCTCTGTCCTGCCAATCTCTTGCATTTTATTTATAGATTCCTCATAACCAAACATCATACAATCATAGGTGCTATTAAATTGTTCCGGCCATTGATAAGGCGGCATACAAGTACCCGCAACTTGTGAACAAATAATTAAACTTAACAAAAATTTCATTGACAATCCTATAATATCACCTATATTAGGCTCTTAAATTATGAAAGGAAACAAATGACTGACATGAGTAAATACAAAAATGTTTCTCTAACGAAAGAAACATATGCTATTTTAGAGAAGTTGTCGAAGATATTATTGCCCGATGCAAAATTGTCTATATCTAAAACAATAGAAGCAATAGCAAACGAGAAAGCGAAGAAGTTAAATGGCAAAGCTAAAAGTAAGTAGAGTTAGAAAAATGATCTGTTCCACTTGTAAAGGGAACGGTTATATCAGAGTTGGAAAAATTGATGGCGATCCTGCGGTAGACTTTAGAGATAAAAGCGAAGTGCATCAATGCTGGGATTGTGATTCAGAGGGGGAGTTTTATGAGACAGTTACTGATAATCTTATCGATGATGGTCCTTCTAACAAACTGCACTAGAATAGACTTTGATAGTTTTGATCCTACTACGTCAACATTAAGATGGATTATAAAACATGATGCTAAATAAAATTTTACAGTATAGAAAAGGACGAGCTCCAGGTGAAAAAAAATGCTTC